GTGTCAGTTGGTCATAGGGAATCGTAGGTGTTCCTTCTGCCCATGAGCAAGTGGAATACATGGATGCTGTGTAATCGCCATCAACTGCCGTAGCAGTCCAATGTGCAGTAATAACAAAGCCATTAGAGACTTCTCTGTCTAGGGTTGTGATTGTCCAAGTGATAGTCATAATTTACCTTTCAGTTTATGGGTGAGATGCTTTGTAGGCATCGAATTCTGCTTTAAGTTCTTGAATAGCCGCAGTTAATGTAGCCACCAAGAATGATGTATCAATGCCTTGATACTTAGGATTACCATCAGCATCTATTGCATCTTTTTTGCCAACAACGGCTTGTGGGCAAACTTCAGCCAACTCGTGAGCAATAAAGCCTTCACCATCAGAACCATCAGCGTTCCACTTGTAAGTGACTGGTTTGAGCAAAGCAACTTTAGCCAATGCACCTGTCATTGGTGCTACTGTGTTTTTCAGGCGGTAATCAGATGATGTTGTATAAGCAACAGTTGTTGTTCCTGTTTGATTGATATAACCCGCCGCCGCACCCGCAGAGTTGTAAAAAACAATAAAAGAGCCAGCGCCAGAAGGGTGAGCCGTTCCGTTTTGAATTGAAAGGCCATTAGTCAAAGACAAATTTGCCGCATATATTGTTTGCTTTGCACCGCCCAAAGTGCTCGTAGTCCCCACAAGCAAATTGCCTGACGAGTCAATTCTGGCTCGTTCTGTGCTTGCTGTTTGGAAAATAAGCGTTGGTGTACCAGTAGCTGATTGAGCGTCAAGAATTGCACCATCGTTATTGACAGTAATTAAACTAGTTGCAATTCGCAAACCTCTACCTGTAGTACCAATAGCTCCACTAATTACTGCTTGGGTTGTGTTGTCAGTACCAAGAACGGATAATCTTCCAGATGGTGACGTAGTGCCTATTCCTACATTGCCTGCGCTTGTAATACGCATTCTTTCAGCACCACTGGTGTCAAATGTTACGTTAGAACCAGTACCATTATTAGAAATATTGCCGAAATCGGTATTGCCACTATCATTTAAGTACAACTTGTAGTTGCTAAGAATTTGAATAAATCCACCAGATGCTTTAATGTTCCCGTTTACATCAAGTTTTGCACTAGGTGACGTCGTGCCTATTCCAAGACCTGTCGTGGTCAAGGTCATGGCTTGCGTAAAAGTAATAGCAGTTCCTGCTGTGCCTGATGGCGCGTTGAAAAACCGATGTTCTCCATTGAATTGAGAATAATATGAAGCTGTATCGGTAGCCCCATATTTAAAACCAACGCTATCAAAATAAGCGTTTGAGGTTATGTTGGTAGTGTTGTTGTTGGTTTGTGCATAAAAACTATTACCAATCCTTCCAATTTCAATAGCCCTGATTACGCTATTCCATGCTTGCGGAGTAACTCCAACGCCTAAATTAGTGCCATTAAAAGTAAGCGCAGAGCCAGTAGCCAATGCACTTGTACTAGAGGCGTAAACCACACCATTAGCAGTAAATGATGTCAGGTTAGTACCGCCATTGGCAGTAGGTAAAGTTCCTGTCACACCAGTTGTTAAAGGAAGACCTGTCGCATTGGTCAGGGTTGCACTTGTTGGTGTTCCTAATATTGGAGTCACCAAAGTTGGAGAAGTCGCAAATACATTAGCACCGCTACCAGTTTCATCTGTCAAAGCAGCCGCTAAGTTTGCAGAACTAGGAGTCGCTAGAAAGGTTGCAACACCAGTTCCTAGACCTGATACACCTGTAGAGATAGGAAGCCCTGTAGCGTTTGTTAAAGTTGCGCTAGTTGGTGTTCCAAGGATAGGGGTTACTAGGGTAGGAGAGGTAGCAAAGACTGCTGATCCTGTTCCTGTTTCGTCACTCAAAGCACCCAATAGTTGAGCAGAAGTGAATGAACCCAAAGAGGTTGCATTGCCTACAGAAGTAACTGCACCAGTTAAGTTAGCGTTAGTGGTGACGTTACCCGCAGTTAGACCAGAGGCAGTTCCTGTGATGTTTGTGCCTACCAAAGCAGAGGGAGTACCCAAAGCAGGGGTTACCAAGGTAGGAGAGTTGGCAAACACCAAAGCACCAGAACCAGTTTCATCTGATACAGCGGAAGCTAGATTGGCAGATGATGGAGTTCCAAGGAACGTAGCTACACCAGTACCAAGACCTGAAACACCAGTTGAGATCGGTAGACCAGTTAAGTTAGTAGCCACACCAGAAGCAGGAGTCCCCAAGGCGGGAGTGACCAGAGTAGGACTGTTTGACAGAACAACAGAGCCTGTACCAGTAGATGAAGTTACACCAGTACCACCATTGGCGACAGGAAGAGTGCCTGTAATATCGGCAGTAGACAGGCTTACTGCATCCCAAGTAGCGTTAGTGCCATCAGTCTGAAGGTACTTGCTAGAGTTTCCTGTTTGGCTAGGCAATAGGTTATTCAAAGCAGCAGTAGCCGTAGAAGCTCCTGTACCGCCATCAGCAATGGCTAAGTCCGTGATGCCAGTAATCGAACCACCAGTAATTGCCGCAGCAGAGTTATCTGTCTTCGTAGAGATGGCAGTAGAGATGTTATTGAACTCAGTGTCAATCTCAGTACCACGGACAATCTTAAGCGGATCACCAGGCGATAAGTTATCCTTGGTGGCGAAGTTAGTACTTTTTGTGTAATTTGACAATCTATTCTCCTTGTGTGAGCTTCATACTCACGAAATCTTGCCGTTCTTAGATTGAATCTCAATCTTCTGAATTGACAACTGTGTGCCGTTAATAGTGGTTTCGTAACCAGTTTGAACAATCTTTCCTGCACCAGAAGCATTCACATCTAGTGTCTTGATAAGCACACCACCAGAGTATTCTGCCACACCATATTCAGCAAGACCATACTCATAGTTCTTCTGTTCAGGGATGTAAGCATTACCCGATAAGTAGTTGGCAGCGAAATCAAATCCCCACTTAATCGTGACAAACTGGTCTGACCCACCAATCACTACAGTCTTTATTCTCTTAAGAATAGAAATCTGGTTCTGGTCGCCCAAGTCTGCATGATTTGTAAAGTAAGAAAACCGATAAGTAGATGTGTGATCTAAGAAACTTGCATACTTACCAATATATCCACTCTTACCAATGTATAAATCACCATTGCGAAGCGAATACAGGCTTGTAGGAGCGATTGAATCCCACTTAGTGACCCTAGCCGCACCATCAGGCAATTGCATCTTTGTATCGAAGCAAAAGACCTGTGCAGTAACAGGAAGAGTCAACAGATAAAAAGCATTCTTCTCTGAGTAAACAGACTTCAGATTAGCAAGAGTCTCTACCGCTAAAGATGAAACCAAGTCGGAACGAACATTCTTAGACAAGTCTCTCAAAGGAGCAGACTTCTCTTGGATAGTCCTCATTAATGAACGAACACCTGAATCAGATAAGAAGATTACATCTGTGCCAATACTCTGGATTGAATCACGAGCAATACACCCAATAGAGCCTACTGTGTCACTCAAAGCAAGCGTAGCGGGAGTCGTAGCACCTGAGTAAACAAGAATCTGACGTTTACCAAAGATAAATAAGAAGTCATTGTGAGCCGCTAGACCCATGATCTCATCAGCGCCATTAGGCCATACACGAGATACATCCAATGTTCCTGAAGTGCCGCCTCCCCATACATGACCTGCAATCAGATCAGAAAAAGTAATTGTTACCTTATCTGTAGATGTATTAGCCACCCACAGACGACCAAAAGCAGAGATACAGATGTTTGCTTGCGGAACAGTCGCTACATATCCAGACTTCTCAGAAACTCTGCGGTACGTAGTTGTACTTATAGCAGGGTCAAAGATGAGTGGATCGTGTCCTGATTGGAAGAAATAAGTAATCCCATTCAGAGAAGCACAATGCCAGTTATTAGCGGTAAAGGTAGGAGCAGAACCTCCACCACCATAGGTCAACTCAGTCACAGCATTAGAAGTACCAAGTTTGAATAACTTAAGATTCCCTGCGAACAGAACAGTCAAAGTGCCATCAGTCTGGACTAGCTCATGGATGACAGTAACGTCATTAGCACCAAGATTTCCAGATGATGAGTTAACCCTTGTGTAGCCCTTGCGAGAGCCTACACGACCATATTGGTCAATCACACAGTTATTGGCGACTAAAGCAAAGCCAGATGCCAAATCCAATGGCGAATCTTGCGTGTTCAGGCCATAAAAGCCTGGTGCGCTAATGCTTTGACTTTGAAGTGGTGATGCCATTTAGACCGCCACAAAGTTGTCTTCAGGGTAACGAGTGGACTCCAATGCAATCGCATCAGAGAGCATCCCACGGAATAGAGCATAAGCCTCATTAGAAGCAGTGCCTCCATCCTCACCACGCTCAATCAAAGCACGAGCATAAGCACTTTGAGCAACCAAATAGTCCAAAACCTTCACAGATGTGCCATCAGCAGACAAAGCAGCTTGAGGAATGGTCAAATCAAACAATAGAGTAAAAGCACCAGAAGGAACTGGAAATAAGTCTACTTTGGTGTCTCCGCTACCATCTACACCGCTAAAGCAGAACTCTGAAGGAATAGATTGTGAAGGTGCGCCAAGGTTTAGTTTGCGGTTCATGTCCACAAACTCAATATTCCGAAGACCAATCAAACTTGTTGTATTCAGAGCATCGTTAACACGAAACTTCTGTCCTGCACCTGTCAAAGCATAAGAACTCGTACCACTAGTAGTCGTTACTGTGATTGTTTGAGCAAGGCAATTCCAGTTGTAAGAGTCTTCAATCTGTCTCTTAGCATCATTGACAAACTTGCCAATCAAAGCGGAATAGGTTGTCTCTGAGACTGTAGAAACAGTAGTCTCCCGCAATCGGGTTAGCACATCGTTAACAAGTTCTAAGTAGGTCATGTTCTTTGCGCCCCATATAAGACTAATGTATTTGTGGATGACATCTCTGATGCTTCCTCGGGGGTAATCCTGATTTGATCTCCCTCTTCAAGCACAACATAAGCACCACCATCAAATCTAAGGTACTGTGTTGCCGCTATCTGATAAGCATCAACAACTACAATCTCAGTATCGGCGCTTGAGTCATACCACCAGACACTTACAGTCTTGTTGTTGCCAGTGTGGTTGGAGATATAGCAGAGATTCCAAAGTGCATAGTAACCAGTTGGAACTGTATAGACTGTTGTCTTAGTTCCTGCTGTTAGGTTGTTACCGACAGATACTGGTCTCACTTCTTATTCCTCTTAGAGATCGCTTTAGCCTTAGCCTTAGCGTCTTCCTTGGACGATGCGCCCCAAGCTCTAAGAGATAATAGGAGTCGGGTAGGCTTCCCATCTTTCATCTCAGCGCCAGGCATATTGCCCATTCGTGCTAAAAAGGATGCCCTACGAGGGTTATCTCCCGACTTTACTGGTGGTTTTAAATTACCACCCGTTTCTGCATTATACGATGCTCTTCCCTTGGCATTCAAGCCCCCCTTGGGGTTTTTTCCTTCTTTTGTTTGCCAAGCAGGAGATTTCATTTTTTCTTTGCGGTCTTAGCCGCAGCCTTAAATGCCGCCTCAGTAGGAGCACCTTTAGAACCAACCTTACGCATCTTTTCCTTAGAACCCGCTTTTATGCGTTCTCTCTTTGCTGCGATGTTGCTATAAAGACCTTGTTTCATTTCTTCTTCCTCTTAGATTCTGAAATGGCAATGGCAATCGCTTGTTTAGGATTCTTCACCACAGGGCCTTTTTTGCCAGAGTGGAGAGTTCCTTCCTTAAACTCACGCAT